CCGGGTGTCTGGCTCGCTCCTGCAAGCCGGTCAACAAATGTGTTGTAATCACTGGCTGAAAGGAAAAGTAGCCGGGCTGAGCCGACTACTCTCTTTCTCACCAATTCCGGGTGGCGGACGCGGTTCGCATCCTCCCAAACCTCTGTAACATCTATCTGCCTTGCGGTGTAGCTTTTTGTGTCAAGGTACTGCGTGTAATCGTAGTTCCCGACTTTGAATATCTCGTATGTGCTCATGGTTCACCTCAATATCCGAAAGCGCTCCGCCCGTTTGATGTTCGGTACATTTTGTCCTGCTTTCTGACCACTTTGAATATCTGCTGTTCATTCAGATCTAGGCCGAGCGGGATGCCGTCTCTGACGATTGCTTTCAGCAGTTCAATAATTGTGTCAGTCCCGGTATTTCCTGCGGGTCCTGGAGCCTCTGACGAGCTCGTAGCCTGGAATCCGTTCATTGCTACGTCCGGGATCTCGGCCATAGCATCAAAAATGCTTTGTGTGTTGTCCTTGATACCTTCCGCAATGCCGGCAGGAATCATCTTACCTACTTCATCCCGGAAAAGCCTTGACGGGGACTTGATTCCTAAGAATCCCTTCACCCCTTCGACAGCGCTTGTCACCGCTCCGCTCAGCGCTCCAAGGATGTTGCCGCCGATGCTCTTTATACCGGCTACAATGCCGTCAATGATGGATTTACCAATGCCAATCCAGTCGATGTTTTTGATCGCGTTCATGCCGTTCGTCGCAATGCTCTTCAGTGCGCTCGGAATGCTCGCCGCCAGTGCCGTAATTCCGTTCCCGATGAATGTGATGATCTTGCTACCGAGGCTCACCCAGTTGATGGCCTGTATCACCGCAATCGCCGCGCTCATGATGTTTCCGATGTTGCTCACCACAGCCGGTAGCGCGTTCCATAATCCCTGCGCAAGCATAACAATCAACTGCCACCCTGCCTGGAAAATCTTCGGCGCATTGTCGTTGATGATCCCGGCAATGTTTTCTATGATCTGGGGAACGTACTCTATCAGCGTCGGTAATCCGTCCATCAGTCCCTGTGCCATGTTCAAAATGAACTCAATGCCGGTATCTACAAATGCTCCCGCCTCTGTTCGGAGGTTCTCTGTAATGGTCAGGATGTTCGGCAAAACGTTGCTCAGCATCTCCGGGATTCCTTCCACAAGCCCTTCGCCGAGCTTCTGGATCCACTCCCGTCCTGTCTGCAACAGGTTGCCGCCGTCCAATCCGCTTGAGATGCCGCTGAGGAAGTCTCCTAGCGCCTGTATGCCGCCTCTCAGTGCCGGGGTGAACTTCTCTGCAACCCTGATCTGTAGTCCCTCAAAAGCCGACTGCATCAGGTCTAGATCGCCCTGTATGTTGTCGGTCATCGTGTCGTACTGCTTCGCCGCTTCTCCGGCTCCGTCGCTCGCGTGTGCCAGTGCCTCAGCCCATTCTTCTTGCTTCTCTGTACCGGTGACGGTCATCTTGTTGTATGCGTCCAAGCCCTGAATCCCGAAAATCGTCTGTTTATAGGCGTTTTTCTGTTCCTCCGTGTACTTGGCCAGTCCGTCCGCTGTTGTGGCATTGAGCGCCGCGTCTAGGTCGTTGACCACTTCATTGAAGTCGCGCGCCGCGTGAGTGACAGGATCGTATGCATCAACGTTCAAAGCCTTCAGGGCCTTTATTGCCTGATCCGTCGGGGTGTACAGGTTCTTCATAGCCGCCGCCAGTGAAGTGCCGGCCGCGCTTCCTACCTCACCCTGTTCAGCCAGTCTCAGCAATGCTACTGTCATTGAATCAGCGCTCTGGCTGTATGCCGCCGCGCCGGATGCTCCTGCGCTCATTGCCTCGCCTAACTGCGCTACGGATGTGTTTGCCAGTGTCGCACCTTTGGCCATCAGGTCTGCGTAGTATGCGCTGTCCTTCGTCTCATCGTTGAAGCCCTTCATCGTGGTCGATATGTACCCGGCCGCGTTTGCCATGTCCATGCTTCCTGCCGCCGCAAGGTGCAATACGTCTTCGATCATGTCCATTGACTGAGCTGCATCGTAGCCGCTCATCGCAAGAATGTTCAAGCCGTCCGCCGCCTGTGTCGCGGTGAAGTTGGTAGCCGAGCCCATTTCCAACGCCTTCTCCCTCAGGTCTGTGACCTCGTCTGCCGTCTTGCCGAGTGTCGCGGCAATCTGGCTGACAGATGAATCGAACGACTTGCTGACGTTCACTGCATCCATGGCCATTTTCCCTAGCGCCGTCCCGATGCCGAGCTTTGCTATCGTCCCTTTGATTTTGTCCATCGCGCCGGTGGACGTTTCCTGCGCGTTGTTAATGCCCTTGATGTAATCGCTCGTATCCAATATGAGCCGGGCGGTCAGTTTTAGCATATCCATGATCAGCCGCCTCCTATCTTCGTAATTCGGTTCACCATGTGGTCAATCAGTTCTTCTGCTGTTCTGGTTTCTTCTTTCTCCGGCTTCAGCATGTCGTAAAATCTTTTCCCTTTTCCGTCGAAAAATGCCTGATTGAGAAGGTCAGTAACATAAACGCGGTACGTCATATCCCTTTGCTCTGTTTCGCATCTGGATATGACGTACCGCAAAAATAGTTTCAATGACGGTCGTCCGCGGTACTCTCCGTAGCAGAGCCAGTAGACGCGGCCGCCGCCTGACCCTGCGATGTAAAAAGGTCACGGATCTCCGGGTAACTGATTACTTCAATCACCTTCTTTGGCAGAGTAAGAAAGCCGACCTGATACGTTTCCGGGTCTTCTCCATCCCATACTGCAAGCACCTTCAAGATCGCTTTCGGGTGCTTCTTGATGAGCACTGATGCCACTTTGGCAATCGTGTTTCCCGGTGTGTTTGCCAGTGCCTGGACGTCCTCATCAGATGCCATTTCCGCAATCGGTTCTAGGAGGTCTCCCCATGCCGCAATCGCTTTCTCACCTGTGTACTCTGTCAATCTCATGATCTATCTCCTCAGGCGCTCGGAGCGATGGTATAGAACTCCATCGGTACCGTATCCTGTGCGCTCAGGCTGACGTGTCCCGTCAGTTCGCATGTAATTGTTCCCTTGCCGTTCTTCGTAGTCTGCAGGCTAAAGCCGCCGGTACTCAGCGCGTTCATGATCTTGCAGGCGACCAAACCTCCGTCGGCTCTGTCTCCGACCCACCAAAGGTCAGCAAAATCTGCCTGTGTAAGATTACGGCGGGGTGTGATTTTGTTGCCCGAAACGTCTGCCGCGCCCAAAGCCAATTTGATTGCATCCGCCTTGGCCGCGAGGCTCGTAAAAGATATTTTGCAATCCCATCCGTCAAGGTGCTTCAGTTCCTTCATATTCACCGGGCAATTGTCGACATCTTCCCCCCAGTCGCTGTATGACGGGGTGCAGTTAACGGTGATGCCGCCGGTAGTCGGACAGATGATGTCAGCGTCACTCGGAGCCGCCGGTGTTGCCGGGTTAAACGTCTTTAACAGCACTCCCACGTCGACCTGAAGACTATCAAATGTGTCCTGCGGAATTACAGTGTAGTTTGCCATATGTTCCTCTCTTTCAGTAATTGGTGAAATACTCCACCACAATGTTCAGGAATATCCTCCTGACCATGTCGTTTTCCGGGTCCTCTAATCGCTGTGAAAAGGGTGTCCCGGGTGTCAAATAAATCCGCCCCGTATCAATCTTGATCGTAGGCGGATTCATTGTTTTTATCGCTCTGGCTATCTCGTCCTTCTTCGCGTCCACTTGGCTCCACGACGTCCCGTAGTACCACAGATCACCTTCCATGGTTACCTGTGAATCAAGTGAATCGCCGCTGAATCGGTACGTGATGTAAGGAAATTCCGGCCGGTTCCGCCCCGTGGGAACGGTGTTCACGTCGTATGCCGGCAGTCCAAATGAACTCCAAAAGGCCTGTATTGCCTGTTCCTTAGTCATCGTTCACCTCCGGCATCCGCCATTCTTCTGCGCTCACCACCCGCATATCCAGTCCGGCGCTCAGCGGTGTGGTTCTGTCTTTCCCATTCGATGTCACTCGGAAATATTTCCCGTCCTTTTCCCGGCGGATGATCTGATGGTATGTCAGTTCATCCCTCCGCCGTGTGGTTATCTGATAGGTCGTAACGTTGCGCATCGATTCGCCTTCAGTGCCTTCTCTCCGGCTCGTGGTTGCTACTGCCGCCTTGAACGTTCCTACAGCCTCGTACGTGACGATCCTGCCGCCTTCTCCGTCTGCCGCAAGTGTTTGCTCAATCCGGGAGAAAGTCGTCATATTCTCGCTTAAAAGGCTCATCCTATCTTTCTCCACTTCCTCAGCCGGTCCGCATAGGCGCTTGCCCATCCTGTGCTTGCCGACGATGATACCGATCCGTAGCCGGAGCTTTTGGAATAACTGTACCCGTCGAAACTCTCTGACTGGAATGGGCTAGCTGCTTTGGCTCCGTACTGCTCCTGCCATGTCTTGATTTCCTCAGCAAGCGCAATCAAAGCGCGCGGTACAGCCATCTCCCAAATGTAACCCGTGAATGTTTCGTCCGTCATCTCGGACTCCGGTTCCTTGTGCAGTCCGTCGTTGAATAATGACCCCTGAATCCAGTAGTACTGCCCGGGTGTCAGGATCGCTGACAGATCTAATTCACCGTCCACGATGGTATATGTCCCGTGATGGATTTCTGTCACAAAGTAGTTATTCAGGTACATCAGAATTTCTTCGAGCATGTGCTGTCCCTCCGGCTATTCTTCAGTTTTCTTCTGCGGGGGGCGCTTTTCCTTCACCGCTTCAATCAGCGGTTCACCGATCTGGTTCGCCCTGCCGCTCAATTCTTTGATGCGTTCTTTCGGAACGATTACTCCGTCCCGGGGGAACTCATCGCCCTCCTCGTAAACGAAGTAATCGTCAAATTTATCCGAAAAACGCCTCAGTACGCGGTACCGCATTAGGCCTGAGGAGCCTGAATGGTAACTACTGCGATGCCGTCCAGATATTCAGCCCACAGTTTCATACCCATCAGCGCGTACGTCTCGCCGACCGCGTTGCTGTACTTGCCTTCTGCATGGAATCCGATCAGGTTTGTTTCTCCTGCAACCGTGTATTCCAGTCCGAGCTGTGCAAAGTCGCTGTCAGACGGATCAATGTAGTACAGGTCAATATTTTCTACCGGTGTAGCAATAACCTTGCCTACAGGAATGTCCGGCGCGCTCATCAGGAACAGCGTACGGTAGCCAAGGAAGTTGCTGACATATGTCAGGCCAAACTGTGTCTGCACCGTGATGTCAGCATCTCCGAGGTAGTCATAGAAGTCGAGGATATTGCAGAATCCGACGACCTCTGTCACGGACTTCCTCATTACCTGGAACTTGTTCAGCACTTCGCCTCTCGCCTTTGCCAGTGCCTTCTGGAAGGATGTAGCAGTCTTTGTCAGGGATCCTGTCTTCAGGAATGTGTAGAAGTCCGTCAGGACGGTTCCCTGCAGCTCGTTCAGGAACGCGTCATCCGTCTTCTGTACAGCCACAGCCGCACCGTATTTAGCTACGGCTTCAATGGTGACAGCCTTCGCATACTTTTTGATATCAATGTCCGCATATGTGACCGGCGTAATGGTCGCAAGGCTGTAAGGGATCTCATCGCCTTCAGCGACTGTTCCGCTCTGCAGTGTCACTGTTGCGGTGCTTGATACGAGCTTTGTACCCGGTGTCTTTTTGATCGGACGCATGATGCCCAGAATATCTCTCAGGGCATCCCAGTTCCTTCCGAAGCGGGTTACAAAGTCGATTTCACGGACGGTTGTGCTGATGTTAGCCATCTTTGTGGTATTTGCTTTTACAGTCATGTGCTTTTTTCTCCTCTTTCATTACTTGTTGACAAAAAGGTCAAGGTGTTCTGCGATGGCCTTCTGTCTTTCGGTATGATCCTTGATTGCCATGATGTCGTTTTTGGTCATAGGTTTGCCGGTGCCGTTGTTTCCTGTGTTGTCCACGTCAGCGCCTTTCTTCCCTGTGGTCACTACGAAATCTGCCCAATCTTTCTCAATTGCTTTCGTCAGGTCCTCAGCGCCTTCTAATGCGCCGTCCTTCGTGAGCTTCATCTTGGAGAAATCCGTCACCCGGGTGATCGTGTCGAAACGCTTCTCATCAATGTTCGCTTCCTTCAGCAGTTTCCTGTAGGCCGCCTTGACGTTCTGCAGTGTTTCTTTGTCGTTCACGTCCTTCTTGTACTTCTCGAATGCATCATGCTCTTCGTTGTACTTCTTTTCCCAGTCGTTGCCGTCCCCTGCTTTCAGCGTGTCCAATTCCTTCTGGACTGCCGGAAGTTTCGCCGCGTCCTTCTTGTACGCGTCTCGTTCTTCCTTCAGGGCGTTTGTTACGGATGTGTGTTCCTCAATGATTGCGCTGACCTGTTCCTCGGTCAGTCCCATGCCTTTCAGCATGCTTCTGGTTAAACTCATTTCTTCGGTTTACCTTGTCCTTTCTCCTGTTGCTTTCTTTCCCCGGTACTTTGGGGATGCATATAAAAACCGCGCCTGTTACTTTCAGCGCGGTTCTTACCTAGATAAATAATCTTTGATGATGTTGATGTATTCCTGTTTGTGGTCTTCCAATGCCGGTTTGATGTACGGCCTTGCCTTCGGGTATTTCACTGTCCCCATCTCGACAAATACCGCATATTCAACATTCGTCCCAACTACTGCTGCTTGCTCTTTTCTGTCCACCTGATGGGTGATGCTGTTCCTCAGATTTCCAGTACGTTTGTAGCCGCTTTTGGCTCTCGGCTTGTTGTAAACTTCCCTGCTGATGTGGATTTTGGCATTGTTTTCCATCTGGACCCCTACCGCCTCCAATGCTATTGGTATGCGGTTCGCCAGTTCGCTGAGCACCTCGGCTGTGAGGTCTTGCTCAATCCTGATCTCCAGTTTTTCCTGTCCCATGCTCCACGCTCCTATCTGAGAAGAAATCCGCCCACAGCGGGTTTTCCCGGTCGAATATCTCTTTCTGCTCCGGCGTTAATGCCCACGGGTAATCCTGGAACATGTTGAAATCGGTCTGCCGGTCGAAGGAAAACACCCATTTCCCCTCGTTGTCAGGCATGTCCAACCACCAAATCTGATCGCCCGGATTCTGCTTGTAATACTTCTTTGTACTCATCTCATCCTGCCCTTTGTTCCCTTCTTCTGGTCTTTTATCGGTGTGTTGATGTAGTCCAGTATAGCAGGGAAATTCTCGTTTTCTACGATCTCGTCCACCGGGAACAATGCCGGTTTGACGGAAAATGACTGGCTTGAATTAGCCGCCCATCTCCACTTCAGTCCCTGTTCAAGATCTAACCCATAATCAGCAAACGCATGCCACCCGTTCATGGATTCTTTTGAGGCCTGCAGTTCAAGATATTCATATACGCCACTGGTGTTTTTTCTCACCGCCGCCATGTGTCTTCCTGCGCTCAACAGGTATTCACGGTTCGGATCCATATCTCTCATCAACTGCTTTGCTCCTGATAACTGGCCGGTGTACTTTGACTCAATCACCGAGATTCCCCATTCACGGAACATAGCACGGGTGTTTGTTTTTGTCGAAAACCATTCCATGCTGTTCCCGCCGCGGAAATCGTGCACGTCATACCCCGCCAACTGTCCGCAATAAGCTATAGCCGCTGAAGCGCAGGAGCCGCTTGTGAGGTCTCCGCCCGCCAGTTCCTTAACAATGTCACTAACGTAACGTTTGCCTTTGTATTTCTCTGTTTTAAATGCCTTGATTGCGGTTCCTTTCAGCCACTCTAACGGTTTGTTTTGCTTCGCGATTGTTTCAGGGTCTAACAGTTGAGCAAGTTTAGCATTTATTCCCGGATCGTTTATTTCCCCGGATGCTATCCTTTTCCACACCTGTGCGACTGATCCGCCGTATGTCTTTTTCGCTTCATTCAGGATGTTTTCAAATATCTTCCGATCATTTGAGTTCATTGGTAGCAACATTTGTGTAATTTTTTTGCCACTATATTGTGTCGGTGACCATGCGGGTTTTTCCGGCTCTTTCGGTTTCGCCGGTTCTGTCTTTGCAGGGGTCTGCGTCGGGTTCTGTGTCGGGGTGACCACCTGTCCGGCTTTCTTCTTTCCGGCCTGCCATTCCTCAAAGGTCTGCCCGGTTGCGGGAGATCTAGGCAATTCAATCTCGTGCCCTTCCAACTGGTATAGCATCGTGCATCTGCAGTTATAGACTTCTTCAGGTCTGCCTTCATGGTCGCCCGGGTATCGGCAGCCGTTGCTGAAGCGTCCTGTTTTTTCGTTGATGAGCTCGCCATATAGTTTGCGGTGTGACAGTCGCGTGTATTCATCCAGTGTGCTTATCCACTGCATATGGCCCTTGATGCCCATCTTCTCCGCCCGGCGGTACGCATCTCGCCTCCCGGCGTTCTGTGCCCCTGTCATCATTGTCCGGGCGTTCCTGAGCGCCGCTACCCTGTCCATCGCCACCACAGTTGACAGCCGCTTCGCCAGTTTGTCGATGCTCTCGCCCTGCAGGATTCCCTGCGTGAGTTCACTGGTCATTTTCTGCTTGTTCCACCGTAAATCCTTCGGTATGTCCACCTGAGGGTCAGGCAGTAGTTTCGGCTTTTCTCTCCAAAGCCGCTCCACCGATTCTTGGCTGTACAGGCTCCAAGAAAGATCTAACCCGGCATCGTGCTCAATTTGGTACGTGCCGTAATTGGAGTTCATGGCGTATGCGGATGCCATATGTCCTTTAGCGGTGCTGATGGCTATCTGGTTTGTGCGGGTAAGGTCCTCCGCTATGGTGTCCCTCACCTGTTCCCACCGCTTCCCCATCATGATGTGGTTGTACATCCACGTGTCATATTCGGCCTGCGTGATCTCTTTTTTCCTGAGCCTTTGCTTCATGATTTTCTCATTCTTGGCAAAGGTCCTCATGTAATGGTCGAGCTTTTTGGTCAGTTCCTTTTCCGCCCGGGCATACTCTTTGCGGATCTGCTTTTCGAGCTTCTCGATTTCATCATCCGTCCAGTCGTGGGCTTCATCCTTGCGGCGCTTCACTTTGACCGTGTAAGCCATCAGCTCACCTCAGTCTGCGGTTCTTCCGGCTCCTCTTCCTCATCCTCGTCGGTCTGATTGCTGTTCCTGCCGCCCTGCGTCATCCTGTCGCGGTCTTCCTTGTCCCTCTTTGCCAGTATCTGCTGAACCTCGTCTACGGTCACGTTAGGGAGCTTCTGAAGCACTGTTTCTTCGTCCAGATATGTAGCCTCCATCATGATCATTTCCACCTGTTCCTTCTGGTTGCTGATGCGGTTACGCTTGTAAACCGGTTCATCTTCGATTCCGTTCAGCGCAAGGATCTGCTTGATGAAACGCGTGGTCTCAAATTCAAAGTTATCCGCCTCTTCATCCATCGGCTGATATGCCGCGTCAATGTGGTCGTTTGTGGCTCCTGCCGCAACCGTGTGCACATCCAATGCACCGAAGTCCTCGTACATGTCCGACTTAATCCGTTTCAAGAAGGTTTCCCGGCTCTCAAATGGTATCTGCTGTTCGTACGGCGTGGCGCTGACATTGTCCGCGCTGTCCACCGCCGCAATATGCAGAAACTTCAGCCTATCTCTGAACCGGCCGAGATCCCTGTCATTCATGCCGACCGCGTTGTTCACTATCCAGTAAATCTCAGCGCAGTCCGTCAGGTCGTTCGCAAATCCGCTTGATACAAGGTCGTACGCGTCGATCTTCGGTTGCATCCCCACCAATGTACTCTGGTGCAGATCGCTTCCCCAGTACGGGACTATCGGCAGGGAACCGTAATTCTCCGCCCCAATGACCTCGTCACCGCCCGCAGGGGTGTACTTGTAGATCGTCTTGTATGCCTTCTTTGGTTCCACCAGTCTGAATGCCAAACTGTTGCCGCCGTCTGTCTGGTACCGCTCGTATCCGTCCTCCTCGTACAGGACTGCTACGCACGGCTTATCCGGCCTCAACTGCCAGTACCGTACCCCGGCTCTCATCTCCCCGGTGATCTCGTCCCATATCGGTGCAAACTCCGGCAATGTGAATACATGGAGCCTGTCCATGTTCCAAAATCCGAATGAAATGCCGTGTATGAGTGCCTTGTACCCGGCTCTCTTGACCGCCTCGTCAAAACTCTCGCCGAAATACTCTTTGGTCAGATCTATCGTAGTGATTTTGCCGTCTGCGTCCGTCCGCTGTTCTTTATGGTCGGTGAAGCTGACACCATTGCCCAATAGGTACGTGCACCTCTGGGTATTCAGCCTTCGGAAGAAGTTGCTCGGCACCCGGTTATTGGATGCCGTGGGGTCTTCGATCTGCATCCCGTTGCTGTTGAATAACAGCCGCAGGAATTTCATGATCGTTTCATTCTGTTGGTGGTCATACAGGTCTGCGCGGATCGCCATCTTGGTCATTGGATCCGCTCGATGAGCCTGGATAATGTTTTTCACCGCGTTTGCCTTGTCTTTGCTCTGCATCGCAATGAAATCCTGATATGTGTATAAAGCCATCTCACCCTCCAAATAGTGACTTTCCTGCCGCCTGTACCGGGCGTATCAGGTTCTTCGTCTTGATAAAATATCTCAGCGCGTCCATCTCGTGGTCGTTCACCTTGACCGGCACGTCCCTATCTTCCTTCTCGTCCCAAACATATCCAAGGAACTCTTTCTGGATCTCTTTGAGGCTCCTGAATATCTTCACGCGCCCGTTCACCAAGCACACTGCCGTCTCTCTGATTCCGTTCTCTACGTCGTTGTTAGCATGAAGCACTCGGAACCGGCGGTACTGTAGCTGCCCAATCTTTTTTTCGCTTGCCCGTCGCAGGGCTGTGATGAATGATGCGGCGGACGGGTCAACGTATGTCAGCAATCCACCGTCCGTGAACACCCAGTCCGGGAGGTCGTCCGTGTAGCTGATCATGTCGCCAACGTAGTCATCGTCAGTCTTGTCCCTGCCGGTGTCCCTGCCGCTGTACCTGTACTCCCTGAATAAATGCCATGTATCACCCTTACGCCCAAATAAAAGCGCCGCGAAGGCGTTTTTCGTTCCGTAGTCAATTGACATTCCATATTCTTCAAATTCAGCCGTAAATGGCTCTTCTAGGGCTTCCTCGTACCGCGGGTATATCAGCCCTTCAGCCTTTGTCCACAGTCCTTCGATAAACCGCGGGTAATAAACCGTTCCGGCGTATTCCTTCTTCAGGTTCTCTACGAAATCATCCGGCAGGAACGGATTGTCATCAATGGTAGTGGTCTGACAGTAAATGTCCGCGTCACTGTCAATGAACTCTTTCATAAAGTGCATCGGGTCAGTCGGGTTCATCGTCCCGTCGAAATAACTGTGAGGCGTTCTCAAACGGCTCTTTAACATCTGGAAAACGTCCTCATTCCACGTGGTCATTTCGTCCCCGTATGCGTACTCAATGGTCATACCTTGGATTCTTGCTACGTGCGTTTTGGTATCAGCGCCGAGGATGTAGCATTCCTTCCCGAAGATCGTTGCACAGTTATTGCCATGGATCCGGCTGACGAGCTTCTCTCCCCAAATGTCCCTCATCGGTTCAAGGATGTTTCTGCTCAGCGTTCCCTGCGTGTTCCCGAACAGCACTATCGCGCCCATTCCTCTGCACCGCAATATCCGCTCCGGGATGACCTTGGTGTAGTCAATCCATGACTTCCCTGAGCCTGTCGCGCCCACCTTCAGGTTCCACCTGTGGTCGCAGTTCGCCAAGTACTCTTTCTGTTTGTCACTTAATGACACTATCAATACCTCCAAGGATCTCTTTAGCCCTCGCCAAAATGTCGTCCTGATCTGAGTTAGCACCAGTCAAAGCGTAAAGTCCTTCCGTCCGGGCGTGTTCCTCCATCTCAGCGCCCTTGGTAATGAGGTTCAGCAGGTCTTTCAATTCAGCCCGGCTCAATCCTTCCGGGCTGTCTGCTTTCTTCTTTAGCGCCTCTAACGCTTTAGCCTGGAGGTATTTACCGGTAGTGATCTGTTTTTGGCGCATCTCGGCAATTCCCTTGCGGGCTTCCTCAATGTCCTGCCGGGCTATTTCGTTGTCATACTGCCGCGCCCTTTCGACCCAACTCCACCGAGCTCCCCACCGGCTCATGATCTGCTCTGATTTACCTAACCGCGCGGCCACTCGTCGCTGAGAACGTTGGGCACCCAGTTCGCAATACACCCGGAAAGCCTCGTAAGCCTGTTTTGATTCTTTGAACTGGCGCTCCCATGGTTTGTTATCAGCCATGCGTCATCACTCCTTCTGCTTGGCGTATCTGTATACCACGTCCCCGTTCTGGTCACGTCTGTCAGGTATCAGTATTCCTCCGTAGGCCTTTGCCGGTGAGGTTCCTTTTTTCACGTCATTCCAGTTTGCTCTCAGCCACTGTGCCATCGTGGTGTTGTAGTTCGCCGCCCTTGCTCTGTTGTTTCCCGTGTTGTACTCGTATGCGTCCGTCCACTTGAAGTGATCGAAAAGCCTGATGCAGTCCTCAGCAACATCGCTCCAATGCACCTCGCCCTTTTCCCGGGCAATCAGTATCGCCCTGCCGATGTGGCCTGTGTAGGAATTGTTCCACTCCGGCGGTACTCCACAGCAGTTCATCTCATCGTTGCACTCTCTGCAGAAAGCGTCGGAAACATGGAAGCGGAGCCCAAGGCTGTGGCAGTAGTCTCTCATGTCGTGGATGACGGGAGCCTTGATGGCTCTGTTCAGCCGCTTGTACCCCTGCTGTCTGCTGTTCTTCATGTAGAATTCATGGATGTCGTATCCGGCTATCTTGCTCATTTCCGCATATCTGGCTTTCAGATCGTCGGACGCCCGGCTCTCCATGCAGAAAAACTCTGTGGTCACTGAATCAGCTCCGGCTTCCTTTGCGGCGGCTATCAGTTCTTTGTAGTCGTCTGAGATCCCAATGATGAACGGCCTAAGGCGGAGCGTAACGTGTACCCCTGCATCTGTCAGCCGTTTCATTGCTGCAAGCCTCTCCCGCGGACTCGGTACGCCCTTTTCGATCTTCCGGGCTTTCTCTTCGTCTAGGGTGATGATGCTGATTTTCACGTGCCAGTTGTGGGTGTGCTTGCGGAATAGCGTCATGTATCTGTCGTCTGCTGTCCACCATGCCGCCTTTGTGCTGAAGCTGAGCGGGTAGTCAATGCTGTCGAAAAACTGGAGCATCTCTAGGGTGATGCCGTTGCGGCGCTCGTACTCGTCGAACTCGTCTGCCAGTCCGCCCCACTGCATGATCCTGCGGTTAAAGATGTATGGCATAAACTGCTGTTCAACTCTGGATGCGTTTTCTACGTCGTTTGCCAGTCCCTTGCGGAACAGGGCTTTTACCTTCTCCGGGTTGATGCTCCTGACCTTGCCGCCGATATATCCGTTCAGCGTGTGGCTTTTTTGAAAGTAACTAAAACAGTACAGGCAGTTGTATGAGCACTTGCTGTACGTGTCAAAACTCATCGGCATTGAGCAGTCCGGGATCTCCATGCTCCATCTGGGTGACGGGTAATCCTTCTTCAGTTCGTCACTCATCTTCGTCACCGATCCTGATCACCGTGGTCGTGCGACCTGGCTTTACGATTCCCGGATAGCCGTGGTCACTGCACCACTTACTTGCCGCCTCGTTTGTAGGGAATTTCAGCGTCACTACGTAACTGCCGTAACCGTCTGCCGGTTCTTCCCAGTCGCTCAGGTCGAGCTCCTCTTCCAGTCCGTCCTCGTTCTCTGCAAGGAGGATGTATATCTCATCCGGGGTGAAACCGGTCAGGTCTGTTTCGTCGATCTCTTTCATGAGTTCTTCCAGTTTGTCGTAATCCCACTGCCCTTTGATCTTGTTCAAGGCGATGTTCAGTACCTTTTCGTCTTCTGGGCTGAGATCTACAACGGAGCAAAGCACCTTCTCTTTGCCCAGTTCTCTCATCACTGCGAGCCTCTGGTGACCGCCTACCACGTTCCCTGTGCGCTCGTTCCAAACTATCGGCTCTACCTCTCCGTACGTCTCAATGCTGAGCCTGAGCGCTTCAAAGTCTCTCTGACCGGGCTTCAGTTGGATTCTAGGGTTGTATTCAGCGTCATGGAGCTTCTCTATTTCGATTTCCTTCAGCATGTCTGTCTACTCCTCCTCAATCCTCACCGTGATCGCCCTGCTGTTCTCAAAGCGGCGGTCAATGCCTACCGACTGCAACCACTGTTCTGCCTCGTCCTTTGTGGGGAATGACAGATAAACTTCAAACGCCTTCTCAGCCGGTTCTTTCTCTTTGTCTTCGTCGCCGGTATCTTCAGTAATCTTTGTCACCGCTTCGTCAGTTTCTTTGCTGATGCCGATGATGCCTTCGATCTCGTCATCTGAAAAACCTGTGTACGGAAGGTCTTCAGCGTCCATCTCCGTGATGATCTGTTCCAGTTTCTGGAAGTCCCAATCACCTTCGATTTTGTTCAGTGCAATATTCAGCGCTTTCTCCCTTGATTCTTCGAGATCCACGAATACTACCTCAGCCTCTGTTTCTCCGCGCGCTTTGAGCACGTTGAGGCGCTGATGTCCGCCGATCAGTACATTGTTCCGCTTATTCACTATAAGCGGCTCTACGAGGCTGAATCGGTCTATTGAACGGGCTAGCGCGTCGTACTCCGCGTCGCCGGGTTTAAGTGTCTGCCGGGGGTTGTATGCCGCCGGGATGATGTCTGATAGTTTCATGACTCCTGTATTCATGTGCGTATCACCTCTCCGTCGAAATATTTGTTGTAATGCAGGAATAGCCGCTCCGCCTTTGTGCGGGTGGTCTTCACAAATGTGACCGTAATTGAGCTGCCTGCCTTTCTCAGCCGGTCCATGCTGACGGCTAACGGACAGCGGACTAGGTACATTTTCACGCTGTAGCCGTTTTTAAGCAGGAAATCAGCGATGTTTTTGTTTGTTGCCCTGTCTCCTTCAATCACGATGTTTTTGCCGCTGAGCGCCTTAATTTGAGCCTTGATGGCTTCCTGCGCGTTGTAGGGTAATGTGTCTGTTCCTTCGGTGCGGATGCCGATTCCGTACTTGCCGATGCCTATGGTTCCGTCTGCCGCTTCCGTGATCCATGTGATGTCTTTCCTGACCGTAAGGGGTTCCGGCAGGAATGTCCGGGCAAATGTGGTTTTGCCGCTTCCGCTCTGGCCGATAATGTATCGGATCATATGCGGATCTCCATCTCGTAATCACCGTCGTGTAAACCGGTGACCACTGCGCCAAACTTCTTGTAGAACTCGTGAGCGGTTTCTTCAGCTGACGTCCTCAGGGTAATCCTGTGAATGCCCTTTGCCCTGCATTTCTGTATGATCCGCCTCATCATCATTCTTCCGTACCCTTTGCCCTGCATTTCTGTTTTGACAGCGATCTCAATCAGCCGGAAATGCTCTTTTTGAAAGATCCCGGCGTAATAGGCTACATCGTCAAACACTTCCATCAGCATCTTGTCTCCTGCTCTCCATGCCGCCGCTCTCAGGTACTCGGAGTGCTTCAACTCATTTGAGCCGGAATCCTTCGCAATGCTTCTGGCTTTCTTCACATCACTTGCCCTGTCTGTTTGTACAGCGTTTTGCACTGTTTCCGTACCCCTTTCCACCCGTGTTTCTCTCCAAGGTACTTCGGCTCAAACATTGCCGCCCTGATCTCGTATACCTCGTCAATGTTCTTCGTCCTGCCGTAGCGTTCCTGGAACCAAACCAACTCTTCAAGGATCCTGTCAAGGTAGTACCCGTTGTACCGCGTCCCTTTGTGAAATTTTCGGTATGCGCACAGGCTCGTTTCTATCTCCGTCAGGTTTGTGGAGCCGCCCTTTTTGCCGATCTCGTAAATCAGTTTGCTCAGCATGAAGTCGAGCTTCGCCAATGCGGCTTCCGGCAGTTTGCCGGTTCTGTCGAAGCCTGCGGCGGTGCTGTCGAGCCCAAACACATTCAACAGCCCGCTTGTAGCTGTGTCGCCTTCCGCCCAGTCGAATCTGTATTCCCCTTTGAGCGGCAGGCCGGTTACCCTGCAGTAGGTCTCAATGAACAGATAGGCACCGAAGCGTCCGAAGAAAAACCACCGTGATATCTCGTTTAAGGCTTTCTGAAGGACGACGCCGTCCTTGCTGCAGACGGCTTCACGGAATTTCTTTTCGTCCCTGAGATCGTCTGTAAACTGCCTGAGCATCTTCGCAAAATTACCGTTCACCCGGGTATATCTTCGATCACTTTGAAATATCAGTGTCTTCAGGTGGCTCTCTGCGTACCCTTCCGGGTCTCGGTAAATCTGCTCTTTCTCGTCCATCATGGTCAGTGCGCTCATGATGCAGTACGTCACTGCGTAAAAATAAGCCAGTTCGTACCGCTCCTGTGATGTCATGTTCCTGCGCTCTGCAATCTCTCTCAGTATGATCCCGTTGGCTTCTCCGTCTCCTCGGATGTGGTAATCGACGAACTCGTCAATCCTTTGTCTCACTGATTTCTGTCTCATCCTGCTTTCTCCTGTGAAAGCAAAAAAAAGCGCTGATGACCACAGGAGAAATCATCTTGCGCTTTTCTTTGCAGTTTACATGTTATCACAGGATTGCCGCCGAGAAACTCAGTTTTTCGGTTTTTTTTCTAAAACGTACACGGGATCCCGGCACTGTCTGTAGTGTTCTGTCCTCCGTCTGTCCTTGATGACGATGTTGCCTTTCTTTTCGCACATGTAATCCGTGTCGGAAATTCTGACAGCGTTATGACAGTTCTCGCACCGCTTCTCGTATGGTTCCAGATTTTTGTACCGTTTGTGGTTCATGGTTTCTTCTTTTCCTCCTTTTGGGCAAAGAAGTCGCACGGCTCATCGTACGGCGGGTTAGTGCCTATCGGTACGCCGTATATCTCGTCGCAGGCCCAACTCTCGTTTTCGGTGTCTTCGCTCATGATGCAATTGTGGGAGCAATCGTAGCACGATTTCGGCTTCCTGATCTTGTCCATGAAAATGCTCATTTCTCTAACTCCTTTTCGATTCCGGTGCTGAACTGCCACCCCTCAATGACGTTTTTCATAATGCCGTAACGGACAGCCTGCTCAGCAATGGTTTCCACCTTCAGGTAAACATCTCGCGGGACTCTTTCGCTCACCCATGACAGCGTTCCCCGGATCGCGTCTTTAGTCCGTTTGATTTCCCGAGCCAGTCCCACAGCATGGTCTTTTGTTCTGGTCATCAGCCATCGTATTCCTCAAAACCAATGTTGACTATTGTTCTGTAAGGATTGCTGATGGTGCGTTTCATACTGTTGAGGAACATATCAACCAATTCCCCCTGGACGCTTTTCTTAGCAAATTCCTTGCGTATCATTTCGCGCAATACTGGTCTCTGTTCTTCAACCATGGCAGTCAGTTCTTCTTTTGCGATTTCCGTAATCGCCTTTCTCATTGTGTACTCAAGTCTTGAACAGGTTTCTTCCTGTCCCCAATTCTTCGGCGTATCACCATTGTCCACGCGTACTCTGTCAGTCAATGAAGCCTTTACAAATTCATGAATGATTTCTTCCTTATTGCCCAGTCCCTCGGCAATGCTTGCAATAATTGTTTCCCTGACTGCATCCGCAATCAGTTCACTGTTCACACTGAGATTCAATCCCATCAAATTGTTACTTTCAGCCATTGTTCTTCCCTCTTTCTCCGCTCTGCTCATCGCAATATCTCACGATCAATTTCCTGATCGCCACCAAATCCTTGTACCGCATCTCAACACTGATTTCCCTATCTGGATCGCCGCAATAAACCGCCATCCATGGGTCTGTTTCCAGCGCTGTCTTCAGTGTTATTCTGTCCATTTCCTTCGCCTCCATTCTTACGCCTCATACGGCATCGGTAACTGCATCCATGCAATTACTGCTGGATTTTCTAAACTGATTGAATCACCAACGCACCACCAGTCGCCGTTTGAATAGTACCCAGCTTCGGCATTACCATTCGCAAGAGTAACCACCTTTGTCCTATCATCATCCGGCAGTCTTTCACTGCATGGAATCCACCGCTGTGCGGATGGTATCATCTCCAATACTGATGCAGACGCATCTACACCGGCATTATAGGCTTCCGGAATGCATCCGATGGCTTCCAGCCGCTGGTCTTTAACCACCATTATTGCATCTTGTCTGCTGATCAGATCGTCATTCATTGTTTCACCTCCTTGAATTCTAATTCCGGAATATCAATGCGCTCCGGAATTTCATATTCAGCCGCCGAACGTGCATCTGTTACTTTATCGATATTCAATGCTTTCAGTGCCTTGTATGCTGAAAAGCAAAGCCAGTTGATAAATTCTCCCTGTTCCTTGCGCACCGAACCGCTATGGTTCGCATAGACTCCCCATGCAAGTTCTTCTATCAGATCGCGGTCAGCATACATTTCTGCCAGTTCGGCAAGTCTTGCATCGTTCATTTTTCTTCCCTCCATGGCTCTCCGTGAACCTTTTTCCACTCGTCCAGATGCTCGCACTCTCCTGAGAAAAACTTTTTTGACGGGGTCTCACAGTCTGCGCACGTTCCGCATCTGAACATCTCACAGCAGTTATACCGGTTCCCCCTCGCATCGTATTTCCTCGACCATTCCTTGCATCTGTCCTTCGCCCAACATTTTTTGCTATTGCTGTATCTCCAACAGCAATTCCTTTTTGGTGTGAGATCTAGTACCGGGCTTTCGTTGAACAGGCTTATCTGCTCTGGTTTGTTCATTCTTTGCCGCCCGTTCTCCTGATGAGCTTCTTAGTCCACTCGGCTCTCAATTCATTTTCAATATGCCTTACAAGGTCGTTGATATTTTTCTCTCGGTTTCCGTTATTCCCCCGGTTGAGCTGCTTGCCGGTTATCTGGGCTGTTACTGTTACATCTAGCGGAGCCGTTACTGCCAGTGATGTAAGTCCCAGTACCCGGCTGACGTATGCTTCCACCCGGACGTTATAGGACCCTTCAAGTAGCCTTTTTGCCGCTTGGATTTCTTCCTGAGTCATCACTGAAAGTCTGCTCATGGTGTCGTTGTTTTCTTCTGTCTTGATGTCTGTTTTGCAGTAGTTAATGGTGTCTGGCTTTCTCCCGTTGCGGTTCCTAAGGTACAGCCTCGTCAAGGCTAAATGCGCTCCGTACAGGTAATCAAACTTGTCTCCCGGTGCGCACTTGGCGTAGGCCTTCTGGCCTGTATGTTCGTCCTCTGCAATGACCACTTCCGGCTCGTCCATGTCCATGTAGATGCTGATAATTCTGATCATCGTGTTTTCTCCTCTCACGCAATGTGTATCGCGGATCTGATGATCCGCAACATTCGGTCGTATGCGTTTCCGACCGAATATTCACTCTCTAACTGTTTGTAACTCTTCTTGCCGCTCAGGAAATCGGCCGCGAAGCCGTCTGAGGAGGCGCTGAGCACCTTTTTCCTGTAGGCAACGGCCGTTCTCCATCGTTTTTCAAATTCGCGCTGAGTAGCCTCTAGCGGCCTCTGACGGGTGATCAGGTTTGTGATTGCCTTGCCGCTGTCGTATGACCCGGTTCCTGGAACCTTTACCCTGACCACTTTCCCGTCAATGACCACGTCCTCTCCGCACGTGCTGACCGGGGATGTGGCCTCGTCTATCTGCCGCTGTATCTCGCTCAGTTTCTTCCGGGTGCGGTGTAATCGCTCCTCGTAGTATGGGATCGCCTGAATCTCGCGCAGTATGTACCGTGCATCCCCGTATGTCGTCACGTGTATTCCCTCCTCACTGAATCTGCTTTTTGAAGTCTAGGAGATTCCGTACCGATTGCGGTATTGCTTTGGTCTCCCGGCTCCTTTGCTGTTTGATGCTGAAACTCTTGCGGTATGCCGCGCTGATGGAACTGTTCACGGTGTCGCTGTTGAGATATCCCCACTCAATGAGATCGCCCGGGGTTATCGGTTCCCTGACCTCCGGCGGTAATTCGTCCCAGGCCTCTTTTGCCGCTTCGTACCCGCCTCCTGCTTTTCTGATGGCTCTCTTCACCATCTGCCATGCCTCGATCTCCGTGATGCCTCCGCCTCTCGCAGACTGGATGATCTCATTCAACTGGCCGATGCTCGGCGGGAATCCTGTTTTGTCATTTGCAATGTAGCTCTTGACAGCGTATGCCAGTTCACTTGTGTCTGTGTCCTGGAACATTTCAGCCCAAAGCGAAGCCATTGCCGCCAGTTTCTTTAGGTTGATGTTTTGGAAATATCCGGGGAATGCCACTTCAACCGATGTCAGCAACTGGAGTACCTCTGGTTTAGTAGCCATTTTGTTTCCCTCCGTACTCCAGCAGGTACATATCTGCAAAGCGAGATCCAGTTACGGAATCGCTTTGCTGCCCACGCTTTCCCTGCCGGCTCTTCGCCTTTGCGTCCCATGCCATTGCCAGTGACTGCCAATTGGTTATAGGGCTTCCGCCGCTTTTCCATCCGACACCGGTGTAATGTGCGTAGAACTCATCAGGGTTTACTGCTAAGTGCTTTACCGCAATAAACTCCTTCACGTCCTGAATATCCGGGGCATATGGGTTCTGACCGAAGCGCTCCAAGATGACCGGCTGTTCAGTTTGTTCGGGCTGTTGCTTTTCTTTTTTTAGATTTTTTTCTTTTATATTTTCTTTTTCTTTTTCTTTTTCTTTTTTATTCTTCAGGTTTGTTCCCGTTTGTTCAGGTTTGTTCAGTTCTGTTCGGTTTTGTTCGGTTTTGTTTGCGGCCGCTTCTCTCCGCTTCTCTCCGCTCCGTTTTCCTGCGGTTACTCGTGCCTGATATTTTTTGTGCTGTTTGTCGATGTCTGTTCGGATGAAGTCGAACGCCACCCCTAATACAGCGTCTTCAATCACTGGTTCTTCCCCGGTGTTCTCGTATTCGAAGATGATCCGTATCAGTTTGCCTACCTGATCGTCCGTCAGCCTTTTCAACTTGTCTCCGTATTCGGTGTAGATGACGAAAGCGCTGTTCATGCCGCGCCTCCGTACTCCCGGCTTATCTGCCCTTCCAGTACCCGGATTTCGAGCTTCGTAGCGTTGATGCGCTCTTTCAGCGTGTCGTACACCACTTGGGCAACATCTCTCGCGTACCGGCTCGTAGCCACGTCCTCGTCGCCGTAGATCGCTTTCTCGATGATTCCGGCGGGCATCCCTGTTTTCTTCAGCTTCAGGGTCTTCAACATCAGCATCACCCTGTATTCCTTCTCGGCGCTCGCCAGTTTTATTCCCCCGTCAAGCAGGTCTCTCAATTCCTTTTCGAGCTCCTGGATCTTGTCGCTCAGCGTCGTGACGAGATCGGCTTCAGTCAATATAGTTTTTTCGGACATGTTTCATAAACTCCTCATGTGTATGTGTGTGCTCGTATGCTTCCTGAGCTATCGCCTTCAGCCTCCGGGCTATGTCCGGCCGGCTCTGGTGCAACTGCATGTGTATGTCGTGCCTCAGCCATATCCATAGTCCTTCCTTGTCGCTCCACTCGCGATTCGGGCCGTTGAATATGTGGTGCTTGTCCAGATTCCTTTCGGCTCCTGTCAGGAAACATCGCTTTTCACTTTGCAAAATGCTTTTCATATGTTCAAAAACGGCGGGAACGGGGCGGCTGCAGAAAGGGAAGGGAAGGGTCAGCCGCCCCGTCTCTGGCCGTTTGGTCAGAGCAAACTGTTATCGAACTGCGGGGCTTCTGCCTGCGGTTCGGATGGTGTCTCTACCGTCTCCGCCTCGATCACGTCATCCTCGGCGTATGCCGGTGCGCTCTCCTCGCTGAGATCGCTTTTGAATGTCATGTCTCTGGTGAATGCGGTCTGCATGTCGATGCTCATGATGCCCCACTTGCTGATCAACTGGCGGAGCATCGTCTTGTATGCCATGTCATCGAAGGAAGTGAACCAAAAGGAACTGTATTTCCACATGTCCTTTTCGGGGATCTCTCCGGCCTTCAGTTTCTCCAGTGCCTCCAGTCCGCCATTCCGGTGAAACGCAAAACTGTATTTATCAGCGTGTGCACCCATCCGTTTGCGGCTCCAGTACATGCTCTTCTGAAAACCGTTCACCAGTTCAAAATATGCGTAGTAGCCGATGGTCGGGGTATGTTCCCTGACCTCGTCGTCCTGAATGAACTCCACCTCAATTTCTTCCGTCAGCGGGTTCCATGAGATCAACTCACCTTCTTTGATCGCTGTTGCATTGATCCGTTTGTACTGGCCGCTTCTGATTGCGAGCTGAATGTAGCCCTTGTAGCCCAACTGGAATGTCGCTACGGTCTTCTCCGGCTCAATCAGATCACGGCCTTCATATTTGGCTTTCTGCTTGAATGGCACCATGTAGTAATGCCCTAACTGCGGTGACGGGGACAGGTTCAGCACCTCTCCCAACAGCGCCGCGGAGATGATGCTGTACGGCTCGCATTTCGCCAGTTCTTTGTTCATGCTAACTGCCGTGATGATACCGGCTGTGAATTTCTTGCTCCGGGTAATGTCACCGAGCGTGTCCGCCAGATTCTTCTGTACTACCGGATTCTTGATGATGCTTTGGAACTGCGGTGTCTCCTGCACCTGCTGTACGATCTTGTTTTTCAATGCCATGGTTTATGCCTCCTCTTTTCTGAATTTGATGCCGTTCTGATTCATGAACTCGCTGAGCGCAATGATCTGTTCTCTGGTACCCCAAACTCTCATCACTCTCTCGAGAATTTCCGAGCCACCGCTGCTTAGTTCAGCGGAAGGCTGTTTTAAGCCGTTCTGAGGGATATTAACCTCTGAAGGTAATTCCCTTCGTCTTTGAGAATCTTCACGCTCTGAGGCACCTTTCTGTTCGTCCTGTGCCTTTTCCGCGGCCTTCTGCTCGGCCGCTTTGCGGAATTCTTCGGCTTTTCTCAGTTTTTCGGTGTATTCCTCGTATTTCAGGAACGCTTTGGGCAAGTCGTAGTCCTTCATGTATTCGGTCAGGACGTACTCCCTTTTGTTCGTTTCTTCGATGCCGGCGATAACGCTCAGCGAGGTGTTGATGGAGTTGAACTTCAGCTCAAGGCTGTTTTGCCATTCAGCTTCCCCGCAAGATTTGTTCAGGTACTTTGTTTCAAACACGTCAGCAAATGGTACCTGGGGATCTGTCTTGCAGAAGTCGTTCCACCACGCTTCAATCCGGGCTTTCTTCTCATCCTTCTCACGCTGTTCAAAATCTTTGATCTGTACGTCAATCGCCTTGGAGCACTTGGCGATCTTGTCCGTAACTACTTTCACCTGAGCTTTGAACTGCTCGTACGGGGCGCAGAACTCCTTGCCGGCGTCAATGCGGCGGCGGTCAATCTGATCCTTCAGCCCGTTCAGGTTTGCTCTCATCGCTTTCGCGTCTTTGATCTGATCCTCGGTAATCACAAGGCCGGTGTACTTCTTCAGCCCTTCGTCGATGAGCGCATTCAGCTCGTCGAAATTCCAGTTCAATGTGCCGACCTTTTGGTCGATCCGAACTACCAAATTGTTTTCACTCATTTGTCGTTTCTCCTCCTCTTACGTACTCGGCCAGATAGCCGAATCCCAATTCATCAATAGTGGCTCTTGCTTCGCTTTTCGTTGCAAATTTCTTTGCATGGAACAGTTTGCGGCTCAGGAATATCCTCTCGTGTTTGCTGTCCGTGCCGCAGTACCACAGGCCCTCTGAAGCCTGTATGACGATTACTTTTCTTTCCATCACAGATTCCTCAATATCAGCGGCGGCTCAATGTCCGGCTCTACGTAATTCTTCCAAAAATCCTCGACGCCTTTTTCGATTGCCGCAATATCGTCTGCTACCTCATCTCTGTCGATTCGGTAGGTGCGGACGTAGGTCAGGTCATCGCTGTACTTCAGTTGCGCTCTCAATATCGCAAAGTCAAATCCCGTAACCGCCATTCCGTGCAGGATCTGACAGTAGTAGTTTTCAGGGATCCGTTCGTTCCACCTCTCCTTTGCCAGTGCGCTCAACAGGGTTGACGTTTTCGCCTCAAAAATCCCATTCAAGCCGGTCGCCTTTTCGTGCAGCAGCCCGTCGGGGCTGTACAGCATGAACGGCTTGTCCCTGTTCTGCAGGATGCAGTTTTCTACGTAGTTCACCTCAAATGTGTCTTCAGTGTCCAACTGGAATATCCGGCGGATATACTCCTCAGCCCTCTGGCCGTACTTCACTGCACTGTTGTCGCTGATGTCCGGCGCGGTCTTCCTGCCGGTCTTTATCAGCCATAGATCGCGGTTTGATCTCCACGGGTTCATCCCAATCACTGCCGCGCTGTCCGATCCGCCTACGCCCTTCAGTTCGTTTCGTCCTGTGAGCCATTCTGAGCGGTTCTGAAAGCGATGGACGATGTACCTGGAATTGTCTTCAAACAATCCCTTCGCATACCTTATAGCCGCCATTACGTCAGTCCTCCAGTTTATCTTCGATGAAGTCGGTCAGCACTTCCGCCAGTGCCTTTTTCTCTAACGGCTCATCGCAATAGATGAATGCCGCCTCTGTGATGAATCGCCAGTGTTTTAACTCCTTCTCGTAACAGTCTCTGCAGTAAATCTCTCCGCCCGCTTCAACAGCGTCTTCGCCAACCTCGCCCAAGCATTCCACGCATGTCACCGGCTCAGCTGTCTGTATACCGCCGTCGTACAAATGATGCTGTTCAGCTTCAAAAAATCCCATCTGGCACCTCCTCAGTTATCGTGTACTTCTCAATCTTCAGCCGCCGGCTCAGGCAGTGCGGACACTTCGCCAACCTTCTGTAGGTCCCGTCATCTGCCCGCTCAATCGCTGTGTACGGGCGTATAAATCGCCGATTGCACTCACAGCAAATGAAGCCGGTTTTCTCAATTACTCTTTCCATCTCTTACCCCATGATCTTGATTGCCGTTTCTGCCAGTATCAGCAGGAAAAGTCCGAAGGCGAAGGCCGCCGTAAACTCGGTGAACTCCTCGTCTGTGTAGCTGTACCACTCCTCCCGGAGCGCTTTGATCGTGTCTCTCATTGCAAATCTCCTCTCACATTGTTATGATTGAGGCGGCTTTCCTAATAGCCGCTCTTGAACCTGCCGACCCCCGCTCATCCCGGGAGCCGGCATTTTTTCTTTGGCTGAATGATCGCCGCCGCCATTGCTATTTTTTCCTCACTGCTGAGATCGTAGCCGCGGGTCATTCGTATGAAGTCTTCCAGTTCTTCGCTGTCATATGTGTAACCGTGTCCGACCTTTGTACCGGTCAGGAATCCGTACTCCCTGAGCGGCTTCAGCATGTGGCTGTCCGCTCCCAGTATTGCCGCCGCCTCAGCGGTCTTGAACCGGCGAAGCATCACACTGTTCTCCGCTCGTACCATCTGGCAAATTCTTCTTCAGCCTCGGCAATCTGCGCTTTCAGCGCCCGGATGCGCTCATCCTTGTCCTTTGCTTTAACAGCCGTAGGGTACATGTCTCTCATCACCGGCATTCCCCCGGCCAAATAAATCTGTGCTATCTGGTCTTTGCCGCCGGAGTCCTTGATCACCGGGTGGAACGTGTACACGGTCTCAATCAGCTCGTAGTCTCTGTCGCTGACGTGCCCGTGGATCCTCTCTTCAAACTCTCTCTTTGTCATCTATCTTTCCTGCCTTTCTCAACCATCTCACCGCTTCAGCTCTTTCCTTTCGGAGCCGCTTGAGCTGCTTGCTGAGATCCCTGCGGCGGTACGGTGATGTCGTGCTGTTGATTTGCTCCTGTACCGCCCTGATCTCCTCAGCGTTCTTCTCCAGTGACTGCAAGATACCCATCTCTCAGTTCCTTCCGCAGGACGCCCTGGACGCATCCGTAAAGCCATCCGTTCAGGTAATCAATGCTTTTGCAGTGCTGTATGTAATCGGTCCCCTTTTTGTCAGCAGGATAATAAACGTTGAACCCGGCTCCATAGGGTAATCTTTCAATTTTGACCTCACCAAAATTCACTTTGAATGCCCTCAGGTTCTGGGCAATGATTTCTCTCTGCCTTTCAGTCAGCTTCATGCTCTCCATCCTTTCTAGCCGTCTCAGGTATGTAACAGAACGGGTATTCATACCAAAGGTCATACGGCTCAATGTTGCTCCTGAATACCAGTACCAGTCCGGGGTACTCAAACTTCTCCCTCAGTGCGTCCGACTCTGGTGTCTTTCTCAGGTACAGGTCTGTAGCGTAATGGTCGATGTCCTCCGGCTTCATCAGCGCCGCGGCCACCTTGTAGATTTCTCCGGGCTCAATCTTTCCCCGGATGTTTTTCAGTTCTTCGATTACCATCTTTCTTCTCCTACCACGCCAGTCCCGTGGTCTCTCCGTCAAACGTGTTGTAAAACGCTCTGCCGTATCTGTCAGTCAGGTACATTCTGATGCAGTACCCTCGCGGGTCCCGCTGTGTAAAACACTTGCATCCAATCTCTTTCGCAAGGATCTTCTTGGCGAGCTTCTCCAGTCGCTCCTGCTTTGCCTCGTTGTATTCCGGGGAGTTGCTCTGGTCTTCTGCCAACCGTCCCAGGGTCGTCTCTATGCGGTGCAATCTGTCTGCAACCTTCACCACTTTTTCGTAACTGGTGTCCTTCCCGTTCAGCACAGCCGTCGCGTACATATGGTCGATGACGTGCATTTTGCGGAGCAATCTTTCCGCTTCATCTCTGATACCCATTGCCGGCTCCTTTCTGGGGCATGAGCTTCGGCAGTGCCGCCTGTGCCTGTCCGTCTCTTTCAAGTTTCACGGCCGCTCCATGAATGCCTGAGAATATGACGTACTGCAATGTGTCTAGGATCTCCTTGTCTTCCAACAGGGTCTTCGTGATGTCCTTCAGCATTGAGCCCTTTGCTAACATCAGCGCCGCATCCACCATTCCGTTGTAAACAGCACTTCTGATGTCCTCTGCAGTCAGTGTCTGCGGTACCTGGCTTCCCTTCTTTTCGACCGGTTCAGGCTCCTCCTCAGGATCGTCTGACGGTATGACGTATTCGTCCGGGATGATCCCCAACACATTCAGTAGCAACGTAGCTGTGGAATTTCTCATCCGTCCGTCCTTCTTGACGCTTGCCAGATAACCGGCGGAATATCCGATTTTGATGCTTGCCTCTGACAGGCTCAGCCCGGTCGCGTAGATCGCGTCTGTCAGGTCTTCGCCATTGATGTGTAGCATCGTGGATCCGACCGACTTTCTCGGCGGTGCTTTCTTCGCCTGTTTCGGCTTTGGTTCCTTCGGCACAAGTCCGAACATGGCTCCCAACTGGTTGATGCTCTCCTGTGTCAGCGTGTATGTCACGCCGTCATCCACCAGTTCCATCCGAGCCCCTTTCACTCCGCCTTTTTGGATGCGGCGCAGGATTTCCTTCGGCTCTTTGCCGAACATCTCCGCCGCCTGTTTGACTGTGATTCTCTCATCCATTTGTGGCTTTCCTCCTTTGCCCTCACGCTGTTTTTTCAGTCGTCTTAGATCTAGGCGCTAACAGCGTCTTCGCGCCCTCGTTAATCAGCATCCTGAGCACTTCAGACTGGTTCAGGGTGTAATACCGCTTCCTCATCCGATCAAGGATTACGCGCTCTGAGTCTGTGATGGTCATGCTGATCGTCGTCACCTTCTTTGCCGGCATCTCTGTTCCTCCTCTCCACTCTGCATTTGTGCGGGCTTGTGACCGCCTTCGGCTGCATTAGTTGGGGAGGGTGTTTTTTGCCGGTGTTATCGCCTCACCGTGTTGCTCAAATCGGTTCGTACGGAATGTCGCTGAAATTCAGCGTACGGTTGATGTTAGCGAACTGCTCCATAGTGAGGAGCCCAAAACGTGATGCAACATGCATGACCTCTATTGCCTGTACCATGTAGCGCTCCGCCATCCTGTAATTGCTATTGTCACTGGCGTAAATCGCCATTTTCAGCGTCTCTAACATTTCATTGTCGAGCACCGCCAGCATATCTTTCTTTGTCATCCTGCTCACCACCATCCGTTTTCCATCAGCGCTTCCTGTTCGCGCTCTTTGCTGAGGTTTGTCCTGAACCAATTCAGCGCCTGCTTCAGTGTGACCGGGCCGAACTCGTTGACCCAATTTCTGAATGTCTGCTCATCCCAACATTCCACGTAGATGTCTCCGCCTTTGTCGTAATTCTGCTGTGCCAGTGCCATGAACTGGTCGTATGTCATGCCGCTCTTTTTCATTGTTTTTTGCCTCCTAATTTTCTCCGTGCTCTTTCCGCCTATATGCGTCAATGATTGCCACTGCATCTTCCCTTGTCAGGCTGAGATCCCTCACGATTCCCTTCAGCATCAGCGGGGTCAGCGTCTTTATGACGTAGCAATTCCGCTCCCGGTAAATAAGCATGTTGTCCAGATTCAGCCACCCGTATGATCCGCGGCCGTAATTGAACATCAGAACGTTGTTTTCATCCATGTGCTTTCCTTCCTTTCTGCTCTTGCACCGACCGGCTCTTGCCGGTTTCGTCGCCTCTCAGCGGTACTCATCAGGGTGCTTGTTAGTCGTTCAGTCCGTTGATTCTAACCATCCGTCTGAAGTAGAGGAGGCTCCCCTGTCTGAAGCCTTTCTTCAGGTCGTTTTGTGTGTTCCCGTATGTTGCGATGCTTGTAATGATCTTTTCTTCAGCGTCGTCATCAACTTCAATTTCCATCTGGTTGAGGTGGTCGGCGACGATCGTTGCGTTTTTCAGCTCGGCAATGAATTTATTTGCCGCTTCGATTGACTGTGAGGCTCTGTGCTCCCATCTGATTCCGAATTCAATGACCTCTCCGCTTTGGGGGATTGTGTCTGTTTCAATGTGTGTCAGTTCATATGCGTTTTGAAGCGCGCCCATGAGCGCCTTGTACTGCATCCTTGTGATCTTTGTCATCTTCGTTCTCCTCCGTCTTCGAAATAGATGTCAGCGCTATCGCCAATGACCTGTGCGTGTCCGTCTTTGTATGTAACGATCAGCTTTCCGTGATCGACGCAAAGGTATGCAATGTCCTCTGCCTTGAGATCGATTTCATCGACCTCGCTTGTCATGATGATGATTTCCATATCCGTTCTCCTCTCCTGCCGGCTCTTAGATGTCCTCAACGTCTTCCGTGATTTCCAGTGTGTCTTTTTCGATTCTTCTGTAACCGTAATACCCTGCGTAAATGTAATGGTCTCCGCAATCTCTGACGGTTCCGCTTCTTGTCCAACTGCCCTTGAAAACGACGTATGTTGTATCGCCGAGCTTCAGCGTTTCGCCTGTCATGTGGTAGCCGCGGCGGTCGAACCATGTCCTGTTTCTTTCTGTCTTTTCGATTGTTCCTCTTGTGACTGTCATCTTGTTTTTCCTTACCTTTCTTGTTCCCGACGGGGTTTCCCCCGCCCCCCTCCGGGGACTACATCATCTCGCGTTTTGGTCAAGAAGTCAATAACTTAATAACATCTTTTTTTATTAATTTCTCAACGGGACTTTAACAGTTTTCGGCTGACTGCTATTATTGAGATATTGAGACAATAACAGGAGGAAAAGACATGCCTACAAAAAAGCCGATGTTCACGCTGATCGTGGATGATGATGTGTACAAAAAGATCGAAGATTTTCAATTCAACAACCGCTTCAAAAATCGTAACGCCGCCTGCAACTTCATTCTTATGGCCGGCATGAAGGCTCTGGCCGCGGAGTACCCTGAGCTCGACCCAGCGGTAAAACTGGAAACAGGGAAAAAAGCGGAGGATGATGGCCTGAATGAAAAACGCACACATTTACGAGCGCAAGGGTAAAAAGGGCGTTACCCTGCAAATCAAAATCCCGTATTTTTCTGCCGGTTCCCGCCGGTATTTCAGCCAGTCCCTGAAGGTCTCTGACTACCCGTCAAAGACTGCCGCATATGTAGCTGCCCGCATGATACGGGATCAGGCTATGGTCGACATAAACAATCAGCGGATGTATGAATCGCTCCCGACAGTCGGAGCCCTTTATAAGCGGTATTGGGAAATCGCCCGGCTCAGTATAAAAACGCGGCGCTTCTATGACCGCATTTACGTCGACACTGTCGCGCCTCTTGCTGACAGGGTTATCACCGATGTGGATCCGGCGGAAATTCAGTACTTGCTGTCCCTCTATGCCGAAGAAAAGTCACAGCGCCTTGTCAACAGCGCTAAGTACATCTGGCAGAAGATCTACCTCACCGCGCAAATGTCCGGGCTTGATATTGCTGACAAAACAGTCCAACTCATGCCGGTGGTCTCCCGTGTCCCGGCAAAGAAAATAAAACGGGAAAACGTGGTCACATATGACGATTTCGTTCGCTTCACTGAGGTCCTTTTGGAAATCCCGTCCCGCTCTCCCGCTACAGAAAAGCGGAAGCATGACATTTGGTATCTGCTCTGGATTATGTATTACACCGGATGCCGCCCTGCTGAGGTCCTCGCCCTGGAAGCGTCGGACATTGATTTCGATGCCATGGAATTGCGGATTGAAAAGTCCGTCGGCTCAACCCGTACCGATTTCCGTCAGATCGTTGCTACGAAGCGCCCGGCATCTTTCCGCCGCATCCCAATCTCTGAAGGCCTTGAAGCTGTTCTCAGAGATCTACTCAATTACTCTTCCAGTTCCCCTTTGCTTTGCGCTTATGACGGTCTGCCGTATGAGATAACCGACATCACCAACGGCATTGTCACCGTGGAGCAAAAAACGGGTATCAAGTTTAATTCCTACCAACTGCGGCGGATGTTCTCCGACACTTTGTTCGACGCCGCCATCAATCCAGTCGTTATCCGTGACCTGATGGGTCACACTTCCACCTCAATGTCTTTGTACTATGCCAAGGCAACTCCGGCTCAAATGAAGGCCGCAATCAAAAAAGCCTCCGGGGATGGAGGCTCTGGGGAATAATTTTTTTGGGAACATTTTGGGAACATTTTTCCGACAGGTTTACGCACGTTGCCGCGCGTCCCCGCAACTACCCCGCCGCCAAAAGCACCGTAGTATTGGCTCTGTGGCGCGTTTCAGCGCGCTGACGCACGTTACCGCAATTTTCCGTAATGGTACTCATCGGCAGCATTATTTCTTCTGAAAAGCCATATTTCATGCGTATTTTTGAGGCTTCACTGTAATTTGGGAACATTTTTTGGAACAAAACAGACAAAAAGGCGGAAAACCGCCTTTTCAATTACATGTTCTCGACCTTGTTGATCAGTTTTTGAATATCCTGCTTCACCTGATCGTTCGGCGCGTCGTCCATCATGCTCCTGAGCTGCTCAGCCATTTCTTCGCCGTCCCCTGAGTACATGCGGCTATATCGTCCCATGCTGTCTCTCCGGGCGTTCCTGCGGTATGAATATCCGCCGCCGCGGCGCATGTAACTGCCGCCAGTGCCGGTGTTCATTCCGTCGCGGTCATATCCGCCGTCACGGCTGTACCCTCTCCGGCCGTACCCTTCGTCCGCATCTTCCATCGCTTCTGCCGTCAGCAGGCTTTTCTTGAAGTGCGCCAGAAGGTCTCCGTACTGCAGTTCACTCATGCTCAGTTTGTGATCTCTTCCTGCCTTCTCTTCGAGTTCATTCAGTTCATCGCAAATGTAGTCGTACAGTCTGTCCATAATTCACCTCACGCAATTCTGCTGACCGTCATGTTAGCGTTCTGCACGTTGATCGCGGTTCCTGGATCTGCCGCCGTAGCGCCTTCGGAAACATTCTCCACCGCCACATTGAAGCAACAGCCCTTTGGTACCGTGATGATCGCTGTGGACGTCACATTGAAATACTCGTCAACCGCCGCCGGTGTAACGATGGCGCGGCTCGTGAGTATCGGCTCCCCGTCAATCGCTAAAGCGATCGCAATAGCACCTACCGTACCGTCCTCCGGCACTGCAATGTTCGCATTGAATGTGACCTGATACCGCGCAAAACAATTTGACGGACAGTTGACAATACCACGCAGAGTTACAAGCCCTGAGCCTTCGCGGTGAAGTACATACCCTTTATTACAACCAATGGTCGTGTTCAGGAGTACATTCTGTCCGACCGGCACTACCTGTATCGGGTTATACGTAAATTCAGCCATGGTCTGCCTCCTCAGAAGTTACCGCCGCATCCGCATCCGCATCCGCATCCGGCTGTCTGGCCGCATGTGAAAATCGGAGTACGACCGTATACCGGTGTAGTCGGTACAGGACATGTATTCAGCCTGTTGTACAGTGCGTCAACCTCGTTGCTGAATCCCTGTGTAATGAGCGCGTTCTGAGCCGTCTGAGACTCTCTGAGCGCCGCCATGTTCAACTGGTTCTGCAGTCCTACATTTTCGCGCTGAGCCTGTGCTAACTGGCCTTTGACGCCGTCCAGTTCCAGTGCACACAGTTTGTCTAGAATAGCCTGTGTACCGCGTGTCTGTGAATCAATGATGTCACGGGTGTTCATCATTGACTGAGTACGATCACTGCAATTCTCTGTCGCTACCGTGTATTTCAGGTCGGCTGTAGCCGCTCTGTTATCACAGCAACACTGAGCCAACTGTGACTGCAGTGCTGTCAGTCCGGCGGTGTTTGCTGTCTGAGCCGCATAGGACCTTTCGAGGTCTGCAATCTGGTTGCCGTACATCTGTGAGGCAATCGCGTTCTGAGCCCCTGTAACAGCCGCTGTAACGCCTGCAAAGCCTCCGCAAAGGCTGTTCTGTACATCGCCAAAACCGCTCGTGATACCGTTCTGAATGCCGTTGAGCTGTGTGCTGAGCATCTGGTCACGGAATCCTCCGTTGATCTGATTGCTCTGATTCATCCAAGGGTACAGTTCACAGCCGACGTTGCCGCCGAAACCTCCGCCAAAACCGTTTCCCCATGCACCGTTACCGAGCAGGATGAACAGGAGCAGGATCCACCATCCGTCTCCGCCAAATCCGTTGCCGAAACCGCCACCGCCGTATCCGCCACCGTACATCGGTGCTACTGGCATGACCATTCCGCTTGTGCTTTCGTCTGTAAATGCCATGTTATCCTCCGTTGTTTTTTCTTATCCAATCCGCTATGCGCACTTGCGGTTTGAACCTCTTTTATCTGATGAATTTCATCATCTGATTTGCTATCTGCGCGGCACGGTTAAACTGCTCCTGTGTAATCCTGCCGCTGTTCATCATCTGCTGTACGATCTGCTGAGGGTTTCCGTTGATGCTTTGCCGGAACTGCTGAAACCGGCTCATGAAATCCCCCGGCGGGGTCATGTTCTGCGGTGCCGGCGTATTGCCGTACTGCTGATATATCGGGTTATTGTTCATCACTGATCCTCCTGAGCAGTTCTGAGATCCTTTTTTCAAATTCTTCTCGGGTGATGTATTTGCTCATGTCTGCATCCCCGGATTTACTGATGACCGGCGCTTGTGCGGCGCTCTCCCTGATCGTGTAATCAAGCACCTTCATGGAAGGCATCCCGCTCGCGTCTGCGCTCTTCAGGAAAATCTTTTGGGACTCTGAATCCCATAATTGTGCTGTCGTTCCTGGAGCCACCGGGTATGCCTTTGCTCCTGCCTCGCCCTGCACCCAAATAATGCCCGTCTGAGCACGATTCTGATTTGCCGCGGGTGTAGCTGCATTCATCTGCATCTGTGCCTCTGGAGCCATCCCCTGCGCGTATTGAGCGGGATATCCCGTCTGCGGATATCCGTAGTACGGGTACTGGTAGTAATTGAATGCCATTATTTCTTGCTCCTTTCCCAGTAGTAAACTGGCGTTTCTTCTCCGCTGTCCCATGTGTCGTAATAATCGCCGTCAATGACCGCCACCACATGTGACCCGGTAGCAAGCACGTATGTTCCATCCGGGTGATCTCTGCAGAAGTCCTTTACGGTGTAGCACTTGGGGCATGTGTCTGGTACCGCGTACCTGTCAAATCCGTTTTCAAACAGATACCAACCCCACACATTGTTTGAGCTTGGCATGTCCTTCAGCGCAAATCCCTGTGTAATTACTCCAATGTAGGTCGTGTCCCAGTCCCTACCGGTCACCTGTGAAAGCGCCCGGATGACGCAGTCTCCGACAGTTCTTTTCAAGGGGTTGTTATTCGTTTCAATGAATGACATTTACGTTCACCTCTACTGTAATTCTGCCGGTTTCGGTGCCTGGAAACGAGGAACCCCGCAGGCATTTTTCGGGCATCTTTCGGGCACAAAAAAAAGACCACCCGAAGGTGGTCAATCTGCTTTTGAAAATATTCTTTTTTCGCCTTTGTAGACGATGTTTTTAATGCCCCGGACGCTCATGTCGAACTCTTCAGCCAACCGCTCATATGTGATCCCGTCGAGCAGTCTGCGCTTCAGTATCAGCCTGTCCCTCTGGTTTAGAATCCACTCGTCAATCAGGCGTTCAATCTCTGATCTCCGCAGGTCTCTCATTTGGACTTCCGCCAGTTCTTTACCCGCCCGGTTCCGCGGCACATATTGCATTTGATGTATCCGCTGTTGCCGCCGGTTTTTCGCCTGCGGCCAGATCTAGTTACTGTCTGGCGTACTCTCGCCATAATAATCACCGCCTATCACCCTGATATTGGCACTGTCCTCTGCATCTACGTCTTGCGTCACAGTTTCAGTGACATATTCAAACTGACTCTCATAGTAAAGCCATCCGGCGTTTGTCCCTATGAGTGCAAGCAGCAGCAGTATGCAGAATATCCAAAGCCGGTGGTTAGTCCTTTCCATCCGGGTCATTTCGCCTTCGAAGACGAAGTACGCTACCGTCTCTTTTTTTTCGCTCATGTTTCATCTCCTGTTTATGAAATATTCGCTCAGTTTTTCCGCTTCTTCCAGTAATTCTTTTTGGCCGTTCCCGGTTGCTAGATGATGCAACAGGCTGATCTGTGACTGGACCAGTCTCTGTATGCCATCGTCGATATGGGCTATATTGCGGTCAGTGTCGCCCAGTTTGCGCTCCATATCCTCAATCCGCTTTTCGATGCTTGAGAACCGCTCAAGGTCCTTCTGATCGTGCTCTTCAATTCGGCTGACGCGCTTTTTCAGGTCGGCTGTAGGGGTGAGCTCGAAAAGATACTGCACCCCCTTTATCAGCGCAACAATGACACCAACAGCAACGCCTAGATTGACAATGACCGACCAAAATGCTGTCATGTCACTCTGGGTCATCTCTTGTCTTCCTCAGCCCTTTCCGCTTCATGGTACTGTGCGGATGAGATTCCAAGGCAAGCGCCAAGGAAAGTGTCAACAGCAGTGATCGTGGCTCCGATCTCCGCGCCGTACGGAAAGCCCCAAATCTTGCTCAGCGTCAGCCAAAGTGTCGCCAAGGCCGGCAGGATGTACAATGCAATTTTTTTCAGTGCATCGTATGTTTCATTACTCATCTTAATCATTTTGGTCTCCCCCTTTTAAGGCTTCTAAAGCCGTTGTGATTCTCTTTTTCAGTTCGGCAACTGCGTCCCACAGGCTTTCGTTTTCCTGCTCCAGTGCAGTGATTTGTTTCTTCAGTTTTTCGATGTCGTCCGCAGGCTCTGGATCCGGCTCAGGTACAGGCTCAGACATGATCGGACCGCTCCTGACGTATGCGTCCCAAATCTGCGGAGACCCGTAGAAGATGTCGCAGTCAAGGCTCCCGCTGTAACCGTCCAACCGTCCGACCGATGTCCACTGCCACATCGCGTAAAAAGGCCACCATTTGACCTTCGGCATATTCCCTGCGGCGGACATGTCGTAATTGTAGTCCGGCTGAGAATCTCTGTACTTGGCTACCCACAGGCCAAAGTCTGATGCAACTACCGGTGACCAGTCGTACGCGTTCACGACGCTCTCGCTCATGTAGATCAGCGGCTTCACTCCTGTCAGGGCGTAAACCCTGTTCAGCCACCGCAATGCCCACTGCACGTCGTTCTTGTTTTCCGCTTCCCAGTCCAGTACCGGCAATCCTTCGCCAAAGTAGCTCTTGGTGTGCTCCACAAAAAAATCAGCCTCAGTGACCGCATCGTTTGTCGGACGTGCAAAGTGATAAAAACCCCACTTTTTGCCCATGGCTTTCGCCGCCTGGATGAATCCATCACAGTACTTGTCCACGAAGCTGACGCCCTCTGTTGCTTTCGCAATCATGAAATCGTACTGGATTTTATGCAGATCTATACCGGCCTGCCAGTTGCTGATGTCGATCCCGTTCATCATTGTCTTTCCTCCCGTTTCTGTGGATGGCAATGCGGTCGAAGGCTTTTCCGCCGGCACTGCTGCCCACGCATTTGCGATGGCTCTGTTCTCGCCCGTCGCAGTGATCACGCTGTCACCATCCGTCATACAAGCGGAGCCGCCGCCGTCGTTGAAAACGATGTCCAGTACCTTCGGTACCGTTGTCGCCCAGGCCTTGATCTGATTCGGTGTCAGCCTTCCTTTTGTGATGACAAAAAGGAACCCATCTTCCGTTCTGATCAGTACAGACTGACAGCATGCCAATGTCCTGCGGTCTGTCCGTGATGGGCTGACCCATTCGCAGTCCTTCCCGTTGTGCTTCAGTACTAAAGCCGGAGAGCCAGCGCACCGGCACTCGGCTTTCGTGTACCAAAAGTCAGTATCCATACCGACTTCAGTACGGCCGTCGTTCATGATGGCGTAGTAAATGAATTTCCCTTGCCTCGGTACTTCCCATTCATCCGCGCCGCATCGGACTCCGTAAGCCTCGCCGTACAAAGTGCTCGACCTCTGGTCACAGAAAAAGCCCGCGTTCAGCTTTGCGCTGTACTGTCCGGGCTTTCCAATGTTCTGAATTTTCTGCACCCTGTCGGCGGCGCTTGCCAGTGTGATCTTCTCAGCGCCTGGAATTTCCTCAATTACGATTTCAACTCCTGCGTACTGATCGTATCTGAATCTGTGCATGTTACCGCCTCCCCTCTTTTAGTTTGGTTCGTCCACTTTTGCCTTTTCTAATGCTTCGATGGCTGTGCGTAAATCCGCTTCACTGCATTCGGTGTAAACCATCGGATTTTCAGCCATATCAATAAACACTTCTAGCGCGTGGATCCTTTCTTCTTCGGTCATTGAGTTCCCTTTTACTCAGTCGGTTCTTCAGTCACTTCCACAGGTTCAGCCACAGGCACATGCTTGTAGCACTTACTTTCCACAGGGAAACCTTCACTTGTGAAAAGGATCGCCGCATGTTCTGCCATGTTGCTGACTGCCGCACGGCTCAATACTTCGTGATATTTGCTTTCAGCCTTGTTCATGGCTTTGTCCGCATCTTCATCCCAAAGCCAGAAAACCTCATGTTCAAATTCGCCCTGTCCGTTCTTTCTGATTTCTACAACATAATTCTGATACATCTTCTTTCTCCTTTCGCTATCAAGCGTTCAATAACTGTGTCAGTATGTCTGCAACTGTAACCGCTGTGACATTGGTGTTAGGTGTAATTGTTGCTCCGCTTGCAATGGCTGAAGTCACCTTATACAGTTGGTTGTTTACGATGAGGAACTGATTCACCGTGTAGTTCCGTGTTGCCGTGAATCCCTTTTCAGTCGGTGCAATCAGTGTGCTGAAGTCGCTCGGAAGTCCGTCAACCTTGCTGACAATGTCAGTCGGATATTTGGTGACATGACCGACAGGAACAATGCCTGTGCTGACATATTCCTCAGTTCCGTATGCACTGACCTTCTGATACTCGGTGAACGGCTGTGCGGTTTCTTCGGTGCTTGTTTTTAACTCATATACAAGCATTACTCCGTTCATAGCAGTCTTAAATGTTTCCGCATCGGAATAGGAAGAATCAAATACACCGACAACTCCTGCATCATTTATAGACAAGGTTTTATCTGCTTGGTTTGTGCGTCCTACTGTCGGATATTTACTGCAAACTGCATTAGCAATAATCGTTCCTACCGATGCGCCTTTTGCAAGCGTGTTGATACCGTTTGTGTAAATGTATCCGTCACTGCTTCTGTACGTCCATGTCAGCGTTCCAAGATCGACAATCCCATACTTCCTTGTCACCGTTCCATCCGCACTGTATACATCACCGTCATAGTACAGGTTATTTGAAGAGTCGAGTTTAGGAAGACCTCTCAGCGTCAGCGAGGAATCAAGCGGATAACTGTGCTTCACATAAGGTTCGTATTTACCATTGCGTGAGGATGACAGGCTGATGCAGATGTCCTTACTATCTGTCGGTGCATTGAGCCGTGCATAACGTGCGTTCACAGGTGTGGTAATCACTACTGTATTTACACCAATCTGTGAAGTTTCCGCTGAAGGTGTTGAACGGCTAATAAAGTTTTTGTCTGCATCATAGAAAGCAACCGACAGTGATGTTACTACTGTTGACGTCTTGTAAACGCTATATGCATATGAGGTATTAGAAAGCACTTGTGTAAATGTGCTTGTGTTTCGGTATGACGTTGAAGAACCTTGACCACCATTTGCATTAATGTAATAGCTTGCAATCCACTCGGCAGAACCCTCATCAAACCAGTTGAGCCCTGTCATCACATGCTCACTCACTCCGCTGACATGCATCAGTTCTCCTGCATTGTATGCGTAGTAATCATTTGGGAACAGACTACGGAAGAATGCAACACCACTTCCTGCATTCGCTGTTTCCATCGCATAAATCATGTCAGCCACTGCACTGCCAAACATCTGTGTGAGGTCGAAAAGGTTAAGGTGTGCATCAAAATCATATGTTCCATTAGGAAGCCTGTAATTGATTGAATTGATTCCACGCGTGTTTCTAAACATGTAATAGCCTAAATTATCACCGGCATAAACAAACGCACCGTTTCCTTCAATTATGCCAAATCTTATGCCAACATTTGCCGTAGGCATATTATCGGTAATGGCAACATATATATGATTATTCGAAGGTATTGTGTTTACCGACGCAACGTAAATCCAGTGACCGCTTCCGTCAGAATTTGTTCCAGACAAGTGGACTGTTTGCGAATCTTTCCACCTAATTGTCATACCACCCTCGTTATGCTCAGCTGGGAATGTGGTGTTTTTTACAAGCTGATTCCACGCAATCGTGCCACCTACAATCGTGTCTGCTTCTACTTTTCCAACCTCAACACCGCCACCGCTCACACGGTAAAGATATGGTGTCTGGTCTTCGGTGTAACTATCATCGGAGAACACATTGCCAACGGACAGATCGGGATAATTGCCGTCCTTATCTGCCTTATTTGCTACTGTAGTCGTGGCTTCCTCAGCCGCTTCCTCAGCCTTTCCCTGTGCTGTCTCAGAGGCTTCTTTAGCTTCTATAGCACTGTCCTTTGCAGTGACTGCATCATTCTTCGCTGTGTTCGCCGTTGTGGCACTGGATGCCGCATCCGTTGCGCTCTGGGATGCTTCATTTGCTTTAGTTGCGGCTGTCTCTGAGGCGTTGCCTGCTGTCGTCGCCGACCTTGCTGCACTGCCGGCACTTTCCGCCGCCTCGCTTGCTTTGGTGCTTGCCGTCTGAGCGGATGATGCGGCTTCTTCGGCTTTCGTGTTTGCTGTGGATGCGGAGCCGCTTGCACTGCTCGCCGCCTGTCCTGCTGTTGTTGCGCTCTGTGCCGCCTGCCGTGCGCTCTCAGCCGCTTGTCCTGCTACCTCCGCGTAACTGGCCATCAGTTCGGCAAATTCTTCCTCAGTGCCTGTATAGCCCTGTGAAACTGCATACGCGTATGCCGATACGTCGCCTAAATATTTGCTCATGCTGTTTCCCTCACATATAGTTTTCCATCCTGCATGTAAAAGTCCACCTGTGTATTCGGTGTCCTGTCCATATACAGTTTTCCGTTTTCGATATAGAACCAAAGGTAACCGGATGTCGCCGCGGCCTGCTCAGCCCTTTCAGCCGCTGTCTCAGCGTCTTCCTTCGCTTCCACCGCATCATCCTTTGCTTCCAACGCCGTGCTCGCGCTCTGAGACGCGTTTGAGGCGCTTTGAGCTGCTTGCCTTGCTGATTCGGCGGAGTTGTCAGCGCTTGTGTTTGCCGCGTCCCTAGCCGCTTCAGCCGCGTCCCTAGCAGTCTCTGCGTCCTCAGCGTACTCCGATGTGATCCGGACGTTCTCCTCGGTTTCTGATACCGCCTGATTCAGTTTGCCTATCGCAATGTCTACGATGTCAATCTGCACCGGCGTTGGCTCAGAGTTCTCCGGGCGCGGTTTTTCTCTCAGCGGTATGATGACCTTCTTTACCGTTCGGCCGCTCTCGTCATCGCTCAGGAAAAGCCATGCGTAGATCGCGTCGCCGTTTTCAAAGTACTCATCATAAATTTCGCACCCGTCAGCATCACCAATGGCTCTCTTTGCCGTTCCAACATCATTGGTATTGGAAAGATGCACCTCATACGCCTCCGGGAGATCTAGGTCAACAAAGCGCAAAACCTGTCCGTAATCATATTTGTACCGTGGTTTCACCTCCGTGACGGCTCTCGCCCCGAAGGCTACATCAATGTATTTCAGGTTCATGTTATTGCCTCCCCTTCAACTATGTTTTCAACTTCATCGTAAATGTAAATCAGTCCAAACGTCAGCTCAGCAGTTGCTGAGGTAGCGCTCGCACCCAGATTCCTGACCACAAATGTCAGCGGGTCGTACGTGCTTCCTTCTTGCTGTACGTTTCCCCTGAGAAAAAAGGCCATAGCCCTGCCGCCGTGCACCGTCAGCGCGCAAATCGTCGTGACCGGCACGTACGGGGTTTCTATAGTACCTGTAATGGATCCTCCGGCTGAAAGCGCGGACGTCAATTTGACCGTGATTCCTACCTGGACTATGTTCCCTGACAGGAATGCACCGTTTATTGTGACCCTGCTGTCACTGCAGGAAAACTCCGACGTAACATCTTCGACCATTGCCCCGGTGTCAGCCGTTGTTTTTCCTGATCCGCCAAATATTGCATTTGTGCTCATAGGCTTCTCAATCCTTCCGCGATGATCTCGCCGCCCTGTGACTGAATGTCATCTGTCAGCCTGTTTACGCCTTCCAGTGTCCTGCTCAGCATGTACGTGCGGATCGTGGCTCCATCTGGCGTATTGATCTCGTAAAAATCGCCCGGCTGTACATACGGCAATCCAATTGCCTGTAGATCTACCGGGGTGAATATGATGTCCTCAACTGCGGGAATGAAATACTGATCAAGGATCCCGTTAATGATCTCGATCGCCTTCTTGATCTGTTTTGCCTGTTTGGATGCTTTTGTCGTGTCATCGCTCACGTCCAAGGCTGTGTACTTCAGTTTGCTCAGGAAGTAATTGCCGGTCATGTCGTACACGCTCTGGCCTTCGCCAAACTCGTATTCCACCGTAGCTTCCGGGTTACCGAATGAGTATTTCACCGTCCCTATTGGCGCAATGTCGTACTCATCAAACCAACAGTCTTCGTATTCACTCGGGCTCAGCGTCACCGGGTCGCTGTCGCTCAGTGATATGATCTCCAACCCTCCGTCACGTCCGTGCCGCCCGAAGCGCCCCGTCAGTTCCAATATTCCGTCCAATGCCTGTTCAAAGGAAAAGGCATTGGAGTACGCGTATCCTGTCAGGTTTTTGTCGGGGTAAAACTTCCTTTCATCAGCAAGGTTCGTCTGGTGGAACTTATTGCTGATGGTCAGCGTTTTTCCGATCGTGATTTTCAAGTCTTCAACCGGGCACTTATACAGTTTCGGGGTTTCAAATGTGTAGTTCCATGATTCTAAACCGGTGAGGGTCTGCTCAAATACCACTGAGCTATCCGATTCTTTCAGCAGTTGGAAAGAAAATTCAGCCGGTGAATCAAGTGCCCGCACGGTGTAAAAATCACGCTCCCACTCAGGGCTTGTGGTGCCAAATCCTGTCCCTCTGTGGGCAATAATCGGTGTGAGGACTCCGCTCCTGATGTTCGGATGGTAGTCAGTGCTCCCGGCTTTATCCATCGTGTCATATTTCGTGTGAAACGTATGTTTGATCGCAATGGAAAACAGTTGAGGACTTTTTGCTCTCAGCGCTTCCTCATTGGTGTTATAGATTTTGACCTTTTTGGAATTGTACCTGATGTCAATGTGCGCATCGTCCAATGCCTTCGCAATCGCTTTCCCGTATGCCTCCAGTTTGCTCTCGTCAGCGCTGTACTCTATCTGGAAAAAGTCATAACCGGCAAGCCCGGTAATTTGGTACTGCTGTCCAGTGTTGGCTCTCAGCCCCAGTTGAACCCCTGACGCGTTGTAATAACCATAGTCTGATGTCGCACGGCCCAAACCGGCTGTAGCTATGGTAGCCTCGGTCTCCGTCAGCGTACTCGGGTTTATCCATCCGAGCAGTGCCGCGGTGGTCATCGTAAAACTCTGGAACGGTTTAGGCTCATAAAGCCACTGGTTGATCTCTTCCTGATCGAATAAATCCGGGCTGTATGCAACCACCCGTCTGTGATTCATTGACCCTTTTGACCGGGGGCAACTCTCCACTACAAATATGCCGAGCGGGATGTCGAAATATGTGTCCTCACTGTCCTTGACCGATATGGTCACGGAAATCGTAGCCCCAAGGATGTTCGGTACTCCGACGCACTCAAATTCAATTCGGCTTGCGGCGGTCTCTCCAAACTTGAATGTATCTCTGCTGCAGATGCTTTCCGTAAACTTCAGCGTCCCGTCCACGACCTTCTCGTTAGTGAAATCCGATGCCTCATGATTCGGAAAAGAAACCGTCAGCATTTTCTCCACGCTGTCTTGCCTTAAAAGCTGTTTGATTCTTTCAGGAATATTCAGCATCATGCCTCCTCAAACTGTATCGTCACTTCGATCACTGCCGGGTTCCCCTCGTATGCTTCCGTCGCAAAAACCACACGGGGTGTTACCTCCGCAATCGCTGTTATAGTCTTCAGCTCCGCGCTCGTTTTGTCTGATCCGTCCCGTACCTTGAATTGATATGTACCGGGTGTCTGGCTCGCTCCTGCAAGCCGGTCAACAAATGTGTTGTAATCACTGGCTGAAAGGAAAAGTAGCCGGGCTGAGCCGACTACTCTCTTTCTCACCAATTC